GCGACCTCCAATAATTCAAATCTTTTTCGTCACTCCACCAATTTCCTTGGGCTTTTGCAGGACGTGGATTCTGAGGGGTCATAGATAATTTTGTCAATTTCTTAACCAACTGATCTTTTGTCATATCATTCGTCTCTAACACATCAAAATCTTCATCTGATTCAGACTTCTGTTTAACTGGTTTAATTTCCTTTACTTTATCCTTACTTGTTGGAGTATTTACAATCCAAGTATCAGGCCACGATAATCCATTTGTTTGTGCTAAAACTGAAACAGGTGGCATGCCCAAATATGTTCCAAAACGAAAATCATCTCCTATTGATTGTAAAATAGTTAAAGGTCTAGTAAAGGGAGTCATTCCAGGCGTGGCAGAATATTGATAATTAAAAACACTCCATGTAACCAAAACACCAGTTGTTAGTAAATCAGGAGCAAAATTAGCTGCAAGAGTACCTTGTGCTGTAGGTAAAGTATTATATATGGAAGCAAATGGAATTTCTATCTCTGAATAATTAACTATTCCATGACCAACAACATCCTGTGCATAATTCACAGCATTAAAATTTGGAAATGGAACCAAATTATCACCTCCAGCACCAGAACCTTGAATCATAGCAGTAGCTAAATTTGCACAAATATAAGCCCAATTAGGCCTAGCAGCATTTGGAAATGGATTTCCTGTCACATAACGAAATTGTCCATGAGGTATATAAATAACTCCTGAATTTGCTGGTGTTATATCACCTGTTGTTCCATTTTCTATATTACCAAAAATAAATTTATAACGTAATGATCCTCTCCAAAAACGAAATTGAGAAAGCATTCTAGTAATAGCCATTGCGGAATTATCAGGTGCATACAAATTTGATCCTACTAAATTGTTAGCAGAAAAATTAGGAGCAACAGGTATAACCTTATATAAACAATAAGGTAAAGTTTGGTTTGCTGGAATAGCACCTGTATTATATAATGGAGTATAACCATTCTGTGTATCATTATCAGCTGTAGCTACAGTTGATTGTGGAACATAATCATAAAAACTATCAGAAGGTATTGGATAATATCGACGCATAACATGACGAATATCCCGAATAGGAGCATTGATACCAAAATGGTCATCACTCATCATAGGACCCATTCCTGGTGGACCAATTCGTGAAGCTGAAACAACATCAGCAGATGCATCCGGAGGATTAGGAGCTGTACTAACTCCTGCTTTTACACCACCACCATTATCACCTTGTGCTTTAGCTGGCAAAGGAACAATATTTGGAACAACTATTAATGGAACAAAAGTTTGATTAATATTTGATGGCATATAAACTTCAAAATCAGGACTACCAGAATAGGACATTATAATTGTAGCATCAGAAGGAGCTACACTTGTAGTCTGTAACTGAGTAACAACACTAATATCAAAAGATCCTAAAAAATAATCATTCCACCATGCTCCAGCTGATTCTGGGTCATCAGTCGAGAACGGACCACGACACATTCTCTTCCACCTAGTCTCGGCAATATATGGAATATCATATTCAAATAC